CAAATATGACACAAAGCGAAACGGCAAACAGCGTAAGACTATATAAACAAAGGGAAAAATAAGAAAAGTTGCCCTCCCCCACAAGGGGAGCGGTGGCCCACTGCGGTATGTATAGAAAACCGCTGGAAACTGCAAGAACTTCTTATACTTACCTTGCAGGTTCATGCAGGCTTCTTGCAGAACGGGTCAAGAACACGTAAATAAATTGACACAAATCTGACACAGCACGAACATGATATGTTCCTGCTTTCATACACTCAAAGGAATGAATTATGGAGAAGAACGACGTGCCTATTGTTACAGGTTTTCATTCTCTGTGTGAACTTCCGAAAGCCCTTGGAGATGTTGAGGATTTGTATATTAAGAAAGACAAACTTGTTGCAAAGACGACATCTGGGGTGCTTTTCATAGTTCCAACAGGATGGATGAAAGAAGACAAGAAGGAGTGAATGATGAGAGAATTGTTCAAATTGTTTGCACCATTATTTAGGTTGATAATTCCGCTCCAGAAAAAAGTTGACCATACGGCCTTGAAAGTATAACCCCTACGGTGCTCGGCGAAGAAGCTCTTTAATGTCGTTGCGTATTTCTGTCAGTGTGGTTTCTGTTGATTGTTCGTGCCGATCTATGCGGGCGTGTAACCCTTTTTTATCCTCTTTGGCCTGCTCCTTCACCTGATTCATATCCATTCTCATGTGGGCGATATCCTTGCGGTTAAGTGCCTGCCCGATCTTGACCGTCACAACTTGGGCGATCCCGACAGCTGCAACCGGCCAGAGGCCTTTGAACGTTTCCCATTCCATTATTTTCTGCTCACATAGTTTTGTATTACACCAGCACCAAATCGCGATAAGATTATCCACCCAGCCCATTGATCAAGTGGCGGCGGCAAGGCTGCTATATCCCATGTCTGCGGCCATAGTCCGTTAGCATGGAACAGCATGCTGTATATGATGATGGAACCCCACCAGAGCGCCAGCGGGCCGATAAAGCAAAAGTCCACGTACCACGGCATTGTGACGCGGTTCTGCAACCACACTTTGACCACATTGGCTTTCATCTTCTCGCGGTCGGTATCGCTGTCAATCTTCTTGTCAATGACATCGAAGGCCCGCCCGATAATATCACCGGTGAGAAACTTAAATATGGCGGTGAACATTAGAACTTTTTACCCAACGGTGAGGTTGTGATCTTCCTGAGCCACATATTGACCAGCACTATTACTAGCGCGTACCACGGCAACCACGCTGGCGGCATGACAGCCGTTACCTCAGACAATTGCAGAATTGGCATGATCGCCATAAGGCTGTTGGCTATCCATGTTCTCCAACCCTTCAATCGCCACGTTAGAAAATCCATGAGAAAATCCTTTCAATAAAACTTGCAATCCAATCCCAGAAGCCCGCCACAAGCGCCGTACCGCCTATTATGGCACCAGCGAGCGGTTTGCTTACTCGCCGCGCTGGGGCGTCTTGTTTTGGGCTTGTGGATGCAACAGGCTCCATAAACAAATCGCCCTCAGCTTTACGTCTGCGTTCCAGTCCTTTGAGAACTGTCAATTTGCCGTTTACCCGGCCTTTGCTCCACAACGCCAAGCGGCGCGGCACATCAGCATAATTACCCTTGTTCAGTTCACGCAGGGCAGAAGACTTTTTTAACCCGCCAATGCCGACATTGTAAGTGAATGAGGTTAGGGCAGATCGCTGGTTTTCGTTCAATGGTACAGTGACAAGCCTGTCAACAGCCGCCTCATATTGCTGTAAGTCGCGCATGAGAATAACTTCTGCATCATTGTCGGTGATCGTGAGTCCCCTAGTGACTTTAGGCCCGCCAGCGGCGCTTGTGTGGCCGTATCCAATGGTCCAGATGCCAACCGGATCAATATAGGCCTTGAGCCGCTTGCCCTCGAACCTCTTAATAAGGGCTAGACCTTTTTCATTCATCCATACCTCCAATAAAAAAAACCGCCCGAAGGCGGCTGTCAGTTCAAAATGTGGTGTGGTTTCTGATATAGCTCGCCTGTTATGTCAGGACGGGCTACCCGATAAAGGTGGTTTCAAAACTTCAAGATCATCCCCGGCGGCAACCATGCAGGATTGACCACTGGGCAACGTCATAAGGATAGACCAGCTTCCGGTTTTGCCCTGCCACACCTCCATGATACCCTTATTGCCCTTCAACATGCCGGTGACACGAACAGATTCACCATATTTCTTGGTGAGAAGGTCAACATATTTATCTCGTGGCGCACACATCATGCCGTAATTTGCATAAGCCGGGGACGCATACAAAAAAACCGCCACAAGGGCGGTGAGAACGAGCTTAATCATTGTGCCTTTTCCTTTTTTTCAGTTTGCGGTAAATCCCGCCAAACAACGCAAGCCCGGCGAGCATGATTGCTCCCATGATCGGATATCCTGCCTCGGCGACGCATTGCGCCAAGCCCCAGCCTGTCACCTGTTGCAGATCGTGCTGTATGCAGCAATGTAACCACTCGCGGCCGGTGCCGCCAAGCCAGACAGGGATACCGTCAAGCCATAACGTGCATTGATAGTCCGGCATTATTCAGGCGCAAGTATTACTGTTTTGTCCGCACCAATAGCATCCAGCAACGCTATAACCTCTGGATTAAGCGGGTCAACACTGGATGAAGCTGACCAACGCTCATACGTTAGAGCATTGGCCTGAAGGGCTGCCAATGCGGCGGTGAACTTCCCCGCTGTCTCCAGCCTGTCAATCACCAATATTTTTGGCAATCTGGCAGCAGGCGCTGGAGTTGCTTGCAAAACATCCCAAGCAGCCTGTAATTCCGCAACGGACGGCTTGGGTGCGTCTGTTCCATCTGAATTTTTAACATTCCAAACAGAAATATAAGGCCCGTTGCCGTTGGCATCGTCCGACACTTCAAAATCATCCCAAAATTCTGCGTCTGGGTAAAGGTGATTGATTGCTTGTGTTATATCCATACCATCAGTCTCCTAATTTTGACATTGAGAATTTGCTGCTTGTTTCAATATTGAGATTGCCGCCTGATCCTTGCCAGACTTTGACTTCAACATAATCCGTTGCCGAACATTCAACAACAGAGGTTGAAGTAACCTGATCCTGACCGCCATTACTGTTTGCAAAGAATAGTGTTGAAACTTGAGTGCCATTTTTATAAAACATCACCTGTCGGCCACCGGTGTTATTACTGGCAAAAATTATTTCAGCAACAACCAGATACTTTCCCGCCGTTGTTGCAGTCAAACGTGAATTGTTTGTTACGTTGTCATGCATGGTGTCGGTGTCCCAATCCTCACTATCCCATGTTAGGGTTGTGACTGTGGAATTGGCGATAGATTGTACGGCTGTTTTTCCAACTTTGGCCAAAGGTACAGACGCTAAAGCTTGCGCAGAAATCGCCGCTGCAATCGCATCTGGCGCAACAATAGAGGGCGTTGTGCCGGTTCCGGCCTGCCAAACACTATCGGCCTGCTCTGTTATAGCTGTGCTGCCAGCAAAAGCAACGGGGGTCACAGCCCTGGTTGTATCTGTACCGGTGTTGGTTTCTGTCACCGTTGCCAGTTCCACAATTCCCGCAACGGTAGTAGATGCCGCCGGTTCATCGCCGGTATTGGTGCCTGTAACCGCATCAAGTGCTGAAGAATATGCCTGAACATTCGTGCCGATGGCTAAACCAAGGTTAGCTCGTGATGTTGGTGCGCTCGCAACGTCACTAAGATTGTTTGCAGCAATAAGATCACCCGAACCGGTACCCGCAGCGCCCTTGTCTCCTGAACGAAGATTGTCCAGAACAAGATTTCCCGTATCGGCAAACAGCGTTGTTCCAGAAACATGCGCAACCGTTAAAGTCCTGTATCCGGTACTGTCAACAACAGCGGTGACGTCAAAGACTATTGCCCTGTCAACATTATCCAGGCTCCGCAGAACAAGGGTTGATTTTACAGTGCTGTCACTATCATCCCATGTGTCAATATATGCGGAAATGTCAGTGCCATCGGCATCGCTGTTGTCGATATAAACAGCCGTAACAGAGGCAGGTGTTGCGCTGTTAAACCTGATTGTTCCCGCTCCTGGGTCAGCCGCCGCGGTTGTTGTTGAGAATGTGTAATTGAACCCGGTACTGGACCCGGTAGCACCAGTTGGACCAGTTGGACCAGTTGGACCAGTTGCCCCGGCTGGACCAGTTGCCCCGGCTGGACCTGTTGCACCAGTATCGCCCTTATCGCCCGTGTCGCTCGTATAAACAACGAGATTTTCACTTGCTGTAAAAGCCGTGGTTCCAGAAACATGGGAAACCGTCAAAGTCCTATATCCGGTACTGTCAACGACGGATGTCAGATCAAATATTGCCAGCTTTGAAACATTGTCAAGACTTCTCACAAGCAGGTTTGATTTGATTGTGCTGGTTGAATTATCCCATGTGTCAATATAGGCGGAAGGATCGCCGCCATCAGCATCAGCATTATCAATGTATATCGCTGTGACATTAGCCAGCGTTGCGTTGTTAAACCCTAACTTTCCAATACCAGGATCGCCCACAGTTGTTGTCGTGTTGAATGCGTAGGGTATGCCTCCAGTGGTTCCCGCCGCACCAGTTGCTCCAGCCGCTCCTTGTGGGCCTTGTGGACCTGTTTGGCCTTGCAGACTGGTAATGTCGTAAATCGTAAATGTGCGCCAAATTTCATTTTCACCGGGAGTCCCGCCTTGTGAATCCCCGAGTCCTGTGGAACTCGCCAGTTTAGAAATATACTGCACATCGTATGACGTTGCGCTTGAGCCAACGCTAATGATTCCAGATAGCGTTGACAATGCGCCAACGCTTGATGCAGTCACTACCTGCGCCGCCTCAAGGTTTGCAATACCAGAGCTAAAAAATCTTATCCTGCCATTTAGTGTTGCTGCAAAATGGCAGCTACCAAACACAAGAAAAACACCATTTGCAGGCAATGTGATTGTCGAGCTCGTTGGCGTAAAAGTCGCGCCCGTAATATCATTCCTGATTATCGTGTTAAACGTCAAATTAGTCCACGCGCCAGCTACGGTAGCGCCACCACCGGTGTTGTTTGCAACCTTATAAGAAATCTCAAGACTTTTAATATCTGACGAAACCGGATCATCCGTGTTCAGTGTAACCCATGCGCTTGAGCGATATTGCAATAATTTTTGAGTTGCCTCGTCGAATGCAAACATGCCCTCGGTCGGGGTTATGTAAATCCAGCCTGATTGCCCGTTATCAATGGCAATGTTTTTTTCCTGCCCTGTCCATGGGGTTGTGGCTGTTGCCGCAACTATGTATTTGTTACCAGCAACAGACGACCCAGGCGGCGCCGTTGCAACCGCTGACTTTACCGTATAAGCAGATGTCTCCAGATCACCGAAGTCTGAGCCAATATGCCAGTCGGCACCATCAACAAAATACCATTCCACATGCCCGTCATCAAACAATAGCCGCGTAGCTGACCCGCCTATCGTGTCCGATCCAGACGGGAATACCGTAACAACATTGCTACCGCCTGATTTTTTAACCCCGATCCTCTGACCGTTTGACAGGGTTGAGGCTAGTGGTAATGTGATTGGGATATCTCCCGTTGTGGTATCAACAAGAAGCACACCGCCAATTTCAGACGAAACTACCGTATGTGAGGCTGTGATAACCGTTGCCGGGGTTTCCGGTCTTGCAGAGTTTGACTGCGATGTATCTGGAGCGCCCTCAACATTATCCAGATCATAAGACGGCACCAGAACGCCAGATGAATCCTCCACTCGATAGCGATAACGACCGGTTGGCAACCATATGGCAGGCACAAGACCGTCGGACAACCCGCCAGTGGATGATTCGATGTATTGTTCATGGGGAACGGTTAAATCTGAATCCTGATAAACCGTGCGGGCATTGAGTGTTCCGGCATCATAAAAATACAGCCTGGCACCGGAAACCGGGTTGCCGCTTGCGTCAATTATCCGATCACCGGATAAGTGGAAAAGTTGCGCCATATTTGGGCGTCCTTCTGTGGGAATTGGTCGTCATCGCGACGAGCGTGTGCAGCCTTGCCCAAGGGCTGTGTTGGGCTGTGGTTGATTTATGACTCTAAAGTTGCCATATTGCGGGGATGAATTACAAAACAATGTTGACAATCTCGGCTGTTATCGTGCTTTCAGGGTGTTCTTTTAACAACACCCTCAGTGCGTCACAAACTAGAGATGAAATTATCAAGGTTGCCAAAAGTAATTGCGTTGCTTTCGGTATAGCCTATAAAAGTAGCAAGTTTCCACAATGCGTTTCAAATCAGTACAATGCGATAGCAAATAGGGCTGTTATAGACAGGCAGACATATACCCAAAGAAAATCAACACTTTTTCCAGCTATAAAACCCTATAAGTTCCCGCCTGTCAGACCAATGACAACAAACAGAAATCTCAACTGCACATCGAACACATACGGGAATACTACAAACACTCGTTGTTATTGATCTTCTGGTTGGTCTGGCCCCAAACCAATACCGATCAGAAATGTATATAATCGCTTGGCAACAAGTGTTTTTTGCGCGTTGGATTTGATAGAAGTGTATAAGGCTAGTTCACGCCCTAGTTCTGGGTTAAATAACGCCTCTTCCAAAACCTTGCGCGATTGATCTTTAGAAAATTTACGCAAAGCCCTACCCAAAACATCAATCGTCACAAACCGGGAACTTGTTCTGCCCGATTTAACCGCAAATATCCTTGATGATAATTGATTAAGCCCTGTACCCAAAGCGCTCTCTACATCATGTAATGCACCAACACCCAAGTCAGTAGCATCACCAGCAGGGCTTCTGACACGATTAGAAATGCTTGTTGCCTTGATTATGCGCTTTAGATTGTTAAATCCTGCTTTGCCCAATGCAGGAATTAGTGAATCTTTGTTTTTATCCATGAATGCCTGTGGATTTGGGGAATCCAGAACGCTGTCAAAACTTATGCGGGCGATTGCATCTCGTGCAGATTTTGAGCGTACAGCGCTTAATATTCGGCTCATTCTACCCGGCTGAGTGATTGCATCCTTTATAAAAGTTGCTGGCTCCTTTGTACCGGCATCAATCTTCTTTATTTCTTTGGTAAGAACATTGTTTTCAATTTCCCTTGCCCGCTCACGAAACAGGGCTTTACGCTCACCAATAGCCAAAGTTGCGTTCTCGATAAAATTGACCTGTGATTTGATGTTTGGAAACTCATCAAGAATTGATTTGTGCTTGCGAATCCATGTTTTTAACAATGAAGGATTAATTATGCCGTCACGCACCGCAAAATCGCTAAGGCTATCAAAAGTAGCCGCCGCCATAGTGTCATTTGCTTGCGGGCTATCACCAAATACCTTTTTGAAACTTAAAGCTGCTTGCTCATCACCATCAGCAAAGAACTCTCTTGCAACAACTTCATCGCGTACTTTATATGCCCTCGTGCCGTCCTTTTGCAATACCCTAAAGGATGCACCTGTTTCAAATGGTTCAATAAGTTCGCGACGATAAACATCTCTAAAATTACGATATCGTTGTGCAAGTTCTGGATCATTGGTGTTTTCTACTGCCGCATCGATTGATTCATCCAGCTTTGATTTTATGGCCTCAAGGTTGGCAACTAGCTTTCTTTTTGGTATTCCGCGCAAGGCATCTGATATATCATCTGTAATACGTGATCTTAACTCCATCAATGCCGGAAAAGGTTGGGTATCATCGGCTTTTTTAATGCTCGAAAGCACATCAGGCAATGCCGCTTTGTCGGTGAAATCAGATACCTTTGGTATTGCTTTTGATAAATGCGAACGCATTTTTGAAAAATCCACTTCAACAGTCGGATCATTTAGACCACTATCTTCTGCCAACCTTCGCATTTCAGATTTTGTTTCACTACGGCGATCAATAAGTTCGTCACGTAATGCCTTGCCTTGGGTGCGGGCATTAATACCAGATGGCAAATTATCTGCAATGTTTCGTTCTCTAAGATCAATCGCTTTAAGGCCGCGTGTTGCTGTTTCTCGCGCTCTTGATATACGTGTCGCCACATCTTCAACAATGATATCTGGGTCAGTACTCCCCTTTGGTTCCGATGCTTTGCGCTCTGCATCAATTGCTGCAATGTTATTTTCTCTGCGGGCTATTTCCTGGTCAAGGCGTTCACCACGAAAACCTGTGCCGATAACTTCTTGGCTACGTTTTAATGACGGGGTGTCAATAAGCTCCGCAAGAGTGAAATTCGTTCCCGGTATAGTATCCTGAAGATCAAGGTTTTTCTGCATTTCAACGAGGCGTTGCGGTGTTAATTCATCTTTTAATGCGTCTGAAACGGTTTTTCGCGCTCTTTCAGCCCTTGCTTTTGATGAAAACCTTTTTTTTGAAGCATTAATAGCCTTAAATGCTAATGCAGATGGCAAGAAGGCGGTTGCAGCCGGTGAAAAGGCTCCTATTAGTTCACCTGTCATTCGTGCGCCTTTTGACCCTGGCGCAATTTCTTCTGCTACTTGCCCCCCAATACCGGCACCCGTGGATGCCGCCAGTTCTCCAAACGCTGCTCTTCCAGGTGTGTTGGATATGGCTTGTCCTGCCGCTTGAACACCACGTTTGATTAATCCAGTGTTCTGAGCAATCTTGATGCCAGATGCCGCCGGTGCCGCTGCAATGGCTGTCGCTGCTAAAGGTAGATCACCACCAACAAACTCACCTATTGATTGGCCGGCACGTCCTGAAAAACCTCTGGGGTCTGTATCTTCGGAAAGGAACCTGCCAACCGCTGTTGCTTGCCTCGGGTCAGGTATCATACCCAGCGGTTCACCAAGTCCAACTGCGTCCGTTACGGCATTTATTCCCTGTGATGCCAGATTTGTAATCTGCGATGGTGCGGCCATGGCGCCAGCTATACCTTGGTTGAACCCTTCACCAAACTGACGAAGAAAATCAGTCGTTGCATCACCTATGCCGCCTTGATCCGGTTCAGCCAAAGCAAACTCTTCAAAGTCGTTGCTTTTGCTATCCACTGGCGCTATTGCAAATTCAGAAAAATCACCCATACCTATCTAATCCTGACATTGCCTTGAGGATCTTTAAACCGTGTGCCTTTTGGTAGTCGCCTTGCTTCTTCAACAGATGAGACGGTTGGAATTTCTGTCCCAACACCAATAACATCTATGAACTTTTGCATAGCTGCTGCTGACGCCAATGCCGCATTTCTCTCACTAATTGGCGCACGACTTCTAGCGATAGCCATATTTGTATCAATGGCACTTTTTAAATTATTAGAAAGAACTTCTAACTTTATTTTTGCGTCTTGATCACTGCTGAAAACCCCGGTGCTTGGCAGTAATGAAAGGATACGATTTTGCTCCGCAACAGGGAACCTGGGATTTAGTGAAAAAGATCTAATCAATTCATTTTGTGCAACCTTAAAAACCTGTTTAGCCCGAACAGCATCTTGCGCTCCGGGGAAGTTTTGCAGTAGAGCATTGCCAATTCCAAGTGGAATTTGTGCCGCTAGAGCCTGTAAATTATTGATAACCCCTGTTGCATCATCTGTCGCTTGGGTCAATGTTGGATTCTTGGTCAAGTTATCATTGGATTGCTGCAATTGTGGACTTTCTGCTTGTGTCGGCTGAGATAATGGGATGATCTCTCTTGCACCCTTATCAACCAAAACCCTATTACCTGTGGTTGGGTTAACTGAAACCGAAAAACGCCCACCGGCAACTGCTTGAGCCTGTTGTAGTGTCAAGCCAGAGGCAACCAGAGTCGCAATCTTGTTCTGAATTGATGTGGTCTTGCCGCCAATCGCTTTTTCCCTTAACCCCTCCGCTTGTTTTTGGGTTATCTTATTCCTCTGTTCATCCAGGTTTATTTTTCCCAGATTTGTGAGAGGATTGATATTGCTCTCAATGAACGTCTGTTTGCGCTGGTTTAACTCAAAAGCCCTGTCAGCATTGCTCTGGCGCTGTGCTATGCTTGCGAGGGTATTCCTGTTGGAAGTTGCCCGTTGCTCCTGTAGCGCGTTAAATTGGCGCTCTGGAAGGGATTGTTCGAGTTCGGCAAGTGCCTGCCCGCGTGTGCTAAAATCTGCAAATGGGGCAACGGCATCAGCACCGTATCTGTTGGATAGTTGGCCGACCAATACCTGCCACTTTTCGGGCGTATCTGCGGCCCTCACCCCGTCCTGAATTGCTTTTGCTGTACGCTCACCCTGAAGGGCGTCAAAGTTTTGCTGCTGTCGGCTATTCTGCTGGCCTTGCGCGAATGCGTTTACAACGCCATCGCCGAGTATTCTCTGTTGCATTATCCAAACCCTCCGCCCGCTGCAAATGAACCTATTTTCAACAGATTATTTGCAAAGCCGATATTCGCATTAGAAGCATTTTGAAACCCGCTGGCCCGCGCATTGCCCGCATTCTGGATGCCGTTAACAATGTTATTACTCAATCCAGCGCCAATATTCGCACCTTGTACCGTTGTATTCTGGCCCATACCAGCCAGTGAGGAAAGCCGATTCAGGCGGTCGTTAAAGGCATTTCTTCGTTGCAACTGACCAAAACTCTGCAATTCACGCAATGCCCGCCCTGAGTTGCCCAAGCCTCGTGCAGCAAGTGAGTTTTCAACACCCCGCAAGCCGAAATCAACCTGATCCTGAAAGCCGGGGTCGTTCTGGAAATTATTTACAAAGTCGTTCTGTGGATCGGCACCATTGACACCAAGCGCATTTGACAACATAGCAAGAGAATTTACCCCTGATTCCCGAAAAGGTGCAAAGTCCTGCCGGGTTAAATCAAATTGTCGTCTGGTTTCTGCTGTGCCTTGACGTGCGGCATCAGCCTGAACTTTGCCAGCTCTCTTGGCAGCGTTTGCGCCGGTGATTGCGCCTATTATTTTGCCCATTTTATAACCTTTTCGTGTAGTTTAGGCCGCTTTTCAAATAGCCAAGGCGTTCGTATATTTTCGATACGTCACGCCCTTCGAAACTGGATTCAAAGAAGATTGCACCCCTGCTCCTTGCCCAGTTTTCCATGTGGGTGAGTATCCTAACTCCGGGTCCGGGTTTTTCCGTGTAAATAAGGTGCTCGACACCAATAAGCTGATCAAGATTGAACGGGCTTTCAAAAACTGTTGCAGAAGCAAAGCCGGTGCCGTCCTTGAGGATAAATAATTCGGAATTTTCGGACCGAATAACGCCAGTCAGATAATAAATGAAACTATCGCCGTCATATGTTGAGAATTTTGAATAATAGGCATCAGCAAAAAACTTTGCGCCCATGGGTTCGATTAAATCAATGTCATCGAGCGTTGCCCGCCTGATCACCCTTTAAGCCTTCCAGCCGCCCGAAGTGAGGCCAGCAATTCGTTTAGTTTCGCTTTCAAGTCGTCATTTGTTGGTGTGCCTGCTGGTAAATCAGCAACCGGCTCCGCCTGTTTGCCAATGTCATTCAGGTATTGGTAAAATGTTCTGGTAATTTCTCCGGTAGCAGGCTCAATGAACGCCCCGAACCGGGGTAAAAGTGGAGATTTCATATGCGAGATCGCCTGGCAATCACATCAGCACTGTTTATACCGCGCAAAACCGGTGAAGCGGATGTTATGCGCCAAATTCGCCCGCCGCGCTTGGTCATTCCAAGCGAACGAAACGTCACAGATTGTATAAAATCACCGATCTTGCCAATCGACTTGTCGCGGCCAACAGACCACGAATGCCCGCCATCATCTGAATATCTGAGGGTTATCTTAGGGTCAGATTTAAGCGTATCAGTAGATGTCTTGCCCCGGCCAACAACAAGATCAAGACTGAGACGATCAATAACTGTTCTATATGGGAAAGCGTGCATGATTGGCGACCTGACATCGAAAATAATGTGTGCTCCGTCCTCGTCACCCATATCAGTATCAAGTTCGTAAAGCCTGCCAATATTGTAATGGCCGAATATTACCTTGCCACCTAAAAAAACGCTGTTAGATATGTTCCAACGCTTAACCTGGTAGCTCTCACGCTCATGCCACTGCCCGGTTGATGCATCAAATTCCCAAGTGAATGTTGATGATGACAGGCTGTAAAATTCATGGCCCTGAACGCTGTATGAATGAGCCTTTAAACCCTGTTTTTCACCTTCAGAAAGGCCACTTATTGCCAGATCGAGGCCAACAGGTGAAATTTTGACAGGGTTGTAATCCCCGCGCATCCGGCGAACCACGCCCAGGTGATCAACGAATATGAGAGCGTTATCAATCTCAACCACACTATGTGGCGACACAGTGCCTTTGGTGATGTTCACACCTTGCAGCGGTTCGAATATCCCGTTCACGTTACCTGTGTTGCGCCAAATCTCTATTGTTTCAGTGCCAAACAGCGCCAAATCAGACCCATATTTGAATGGCCGTGACAATCCATCTGGATCAGATTCAGCATTTGCAAAATCAAGTGCGGCAATAGTGTTGCCATCATTCAATGCCGTCCAGACGAATTTTCCGGTTGCCTGCGTTAAAACGAAATATCCATCTATACTGGCAATTCCGTTTGGCACACCAACATCCGGGTCAGTAACCTGGCTAAATGACGTGCCTTCAATAATGAAATATTGGCCATTTGCCACAACCCCAACTTGCGGAATAGTGCGGTTGTTTCTGGCCATAAAAACAGGACCGGTGCCAGTCAATCCACCAAGTACAGTGAAAGAACCATCTACGCCTATTTTAAGAACCTGCGTGCCAATAACAGCATAAATAGTGTCACCAACAACAATCATGCCGCGCTCACCTGCGGCTATATCAATTGTGCCAAAGCGCTTATATCCGGGCGATGAATAAACCGGATAAGGTGTTTTACTCTCGGCTCCTGCCGCTTCTACAAACCCGTTTATAATCCTTGCTGCTGATACAGAGCCATCTCGTGCCGGGTTTGAGGCTATGCCGAAGTTAATTGCAGTCATACCCTGCGCAACCGTTGTGACGGCATGTTCGACAATGTGGTTTCATACGAACTAGCGAGTAATTGCGAGTTAGATTGCTTGCGCAATATAGCATTCAACCCATTTTTGGCATCAAACAAGACATCTTGGCCGACCGATACCCCGGCTTCTCCTGAAATCCTGATCGCTAGATTTGTTGACAAGGCAACCGTAGTCGTGTCTTGCAATGTCGTGTCGTCGTAAAATGTCAACACTACCTCAGTTAGTTCGGTTAGTGTTGGAAACGATTTAATCACACCATCCAGAACCCAATCATTCAACATTGCCGTCAAGTCAGTGAGGCCGTTTTGAATTTCCAGTGCCTCAACCGCCTCACTCGGGTCAATTATCCCGGACCGTCTTAGGGCAATCTCTATAACTTTTCTGGCTGTGGTCATTACTGGCAATCACCCCCTATGGTTTTCTACAAGCACTAACCATGGTAAATGTTTTTCCATCACAGTCCCCGGACTTCCAATTCAGATCATAAGATTCTGATGGATACCTGTCATTCATCGTTTTGTTTAAGGTAGATTCCATCTCTGTTTTGGTTTTTGCGTCCGGTTCTCCATAAATTGAAACATGGGCTAATATTTTCATGGCAATATTCCTTTGTTTGCAAGCGCCCCACACGAATGTAGGGCGCTGTTATTGTGTTGATCAACCGACAAGGCGGGTTGCAAGGTCCGGGTAAATCGCTTCCCAGCCATACAACATATCAAGCCTGATGATGTCCTCATCCGTTGCGATATCATATGATTTTACCACACGAATTGAGTATCCATCAAAACTCTCCTGAGCCTTAAATGCCACTCCATCAGGCATTTCAAGTGGGCATGTAACCAAAGCAAACGCATTGCGATGGAATGCCATGTTTTGCGGGTACGCAGTTGATGCTGTGCCGGTCTTAACCGTAATAGACGCACCATCTGCGGGAGATGCGCTTACGGTCTGGTAAGGCCCACTAGTGATAATTGCAGGAGCAATCGTCAGTGTCGCGGGCCCGGTTGTGGCACCAGAATTTGCATCTGCACGAATCACAAATTCCTGCAAGAATGGCAGAACAGTTTTGCCCGTTGTGCCTTCTCCTGGAACAGGATTGACAGCATACACACCATCAATCGTGATCACATCACCTTCCTTGAGGATGCCGGTTGTGCTGTTGGTCCAACCATCGGTAATCAGGGATTGCGTGTTCGTGGTCTTGCTGGCCGCGTAAGTCACTTCCTGAGAAGCACCGTTAATAACAGGGGTGCCGCCATGTGCGCCAACAGTATGGTTCTTGATGTTGTTGGACGCCATAGCATTCAACCCGGCGATATTGCCAATCTGCGCGGACTTATACGCGGACTCAACCATTTTCTGCTGTTGCAGCCCTACAAGATCACCAGCAATTCCGTAATGCGCGGCCGGGTTGAGCATCAAAAGCCGCATATCATTTGCAACTGACATTTCATCAAGTCGCTGCGCGGCAGGTGATACCCTTGCGAAGGTGTTTGGAGTCGTGCCAGGAGTTCCAACGTGGTTCCAGACATTCTTGTAAAGATCAAAACCTTTTGAATCGATTGATTGAGCAAGGGTAATCATTGCGGGCTTAATATACCGCTCTGAATATTCCTCAACACTCAATGTCAAATCCTGTGTCGAGAACTTCCACGACACATGCTTACGCTGATCAATAGTGATGGATGTGTTGCCTTCTTCCACATCCTGATTAACGCGGGTTGCGCCATCGGCTGTGTAGAATTTAACGGGTTTGCGAATGCTGACGGTATCGCCAACCTTGACGAAATCCTTCTTGTATTCGCGGTGAACATTGCGACCCATGACAGTCGAATTTTTCAACTGCACCAGGGATTCCTTAACAATAATGCTAGGAGTGATTAAGGCGTTAGCCATTGTGTTTTATCCTATTATGTGAAGCCCCGCGCCTTTTCGTATTCTGCCATAGACATGCGATCATAATCGGGGGAACCCGATCCTGAAGATCCTGCGACTGTTTGAACTGGCGGCGGTGCTTTGCTAATTTTTTTACCCGGCTTTTGGCGCAATGCGCTTTCAACGCGGCCAATAAGTCGGGCAGCTTGCAAGGGTGTTGCGTGAATGAACTCTGAAGCATGTTCTGGATTTGAGGCGATGGCGTAGGCAACGGCTGGGCCGTTTTCGATGCCCTTGATTAAAGCCGCTTTATCTTCATCTAACCCGGTTCCAATAACAGATACGACCTGGTCGAAATCTTTCGCAGTCTCACTGAATACCCTTGCCCGAGCAGACCAGACGGCTTCCCGCTCTAATCCTAACTCAGCTTGAGTGTCCTGAATTACTCGCTGCGCTTCTTCTTTATCCATCTCAGCATCGATACGGCGTCGTTCTGCAACATCGTGGCGGCGCTGCGCTGTTTCAAATTCTTGTTCTGAGGTAAAATCATCGATATTAGGCGGTTTTATTTCACTGTATGCCTTCAACCGAGCATTTGCTTCCTTCAGCTTTTTTTCGGCCTCATCCGCACGATTGTTAGCCTCGTGTTTTTGCCGGGTGAGCTGTCCGATACGGTCTTTTCGGCTAATGCGGTTTTTCTTATGACCGCTGGCCTCAGCATCCTGTTCGCTGGATTCTTCTTTGTTTTCTTCTTCCGAAGCATCAACATTAACATCTTGTTGCGATGCATCGTGTTGCTGTTCGGAATTTTCTTCTATTGTAACGTCAACCTCTTGATCGGTGACGGCAGGGGCTTCCGCCTCTGGCTTGTTTTCATCTTGCATTTGTGGTTTCTCCATAAAAAAACCGCCCTGCAAAAGGCGGCTCGCATCAGCACGTTATTGTGCGATGATATCTAGCCTGGGGTGCTGGATACACTTTCCATAAATTGCACCTTAACCTCATTTTCGATGGCAGTGCTTTCGGCTTTCATTTCTGATTCTTCTGCCTGGGCATTGGTTTTGCGAATTTCCGCCTCGGCTTTTGATAATTGCATCTGAATGGCTTGCTGTTGCATCGGGTCAGGCGGCTGTGGTGCCTGTTGCTCCTGGTCCTGATCATCGCCATCGAGCAATTCAGGCGGGATAGTCTTGCGCAAGCGCTCCGAAATTTCTTTGGCCTTAGGCCAGTCCATAGCTTCAATCATTAGATCACCGGCAACCTGCCACAAGGCGGGGTTTGCTTTAGCAGCATCCAACATGCCCGCCTGAGCCTCCTGGCGCATAGTTGAAAATGCCGGACCAGATGACACGCGGACATCAAACCGGCCAACGCTCAAATCGTTTAAGACCTCATCGATCACGCCAAACCCATCAACACCGCTCACCTGTTGATTGATATTAACGAATTTATCCTTTTCCTCGGCGCCAATGATTTTTATAACCCGGTCGGTGTCATAAATCTTTGGTATCAGGTCTAACAGTATCTCTCCCGCGCGTTTTATCGAAAATTTGAAATTGTCAAAATAATGATATGAGCCAACATCACCCTCTCGTTGCCGAGCACTGATCGCAACACCGCTGGTTTCGTTAGACTTTGCACCCAATGACGCATCATAAATTCCGGTTGTTGCTTTCATATCATCCTGAGCAACAGCCGCCTCCTGCCACAATGCAGCGGACGCTTGCGGTGGAGCCTCGCGCTTGGGCTGACCGCCGGGCACATCTTTATCCGGGTTATAAGGCAGCCATGGGCGCGGATTGGTGTTGGCATTATTCCATTGCGATTCAAAACCCTT